GTCCCCCCCCACCGTTGTAGAAGACGCCCCAGCGCGCCCCCCCCGCGAGGGGGGGGCGGGAGGCGTGGGTGGAGGAGCATCTGACTGGCAAGACCTGCTACGGCGGGCTGGATATGTCCCTGCGGACGGATCTCAGCGCTCTGGTGCTGGTGTTCCCGCCCCAACCGGGACTGGATCAAGGCGTGGCCCTGTTCCGGGCGTGGCGGCCCCTTGAGGGCGTGACGGAGGCGGAGCAGCGGGACCATGTCCCATACCGGGACTGGGAGCGGGCCGGGTTTCTCACCCTTTGCCAGGGTGACATGATCGACAACCGGGACGTGATCGCGGCCATTCTGGACGCCAAGGAGCGGTATGACCTGCGGGCGCTGGGCATCGACCAGTACCTGACGGCCACCATGACGCCGCTGCTCCAGGACGAGGGCGTGGAGATCATCGCCATCCCCCAGACCATGGCGGGCATGAGTCCGGCGATGAAGGAGCTGGAGGGGCTGATCCGGGAGCACAAGATGCTCCATGTCCACAACACCTGCGCCCGGTGGTGCTTCGGCAACGTGCGGTGCGCGGTTGACGGCAATGAGAACCAAAAACCGATGAAAAACCGAAGTATCGGGCGTATCGATATCACGGTGGCGTGGATCATCGCCGTGGCAGCGTGGATCGTTAAAAGAAATCAGAAGCCGGATCTGGCGGAAGCGATGCGGCAGCGAGAGTATCACTTGTAAGGAGTGGAGATATGAGAAAAAGATTTGCAACGGCAATCGTCAAAAATGTCAGCATGATCGTTTTGGTGGCCGGTGCAGCCGTTACGGCTGTAGGCGCCGGGATGATCTATTTGCCAGCCGGTTTGATCACCGGCGGCGTGCTGGCCATGGCTGGTGCTGTGGTAGCCATGTTTGGTGAGGAGGACGACAGATGAGTTTGCGCAAGGGCCTGGTGAGAGCTGGGCGGACACTGGACAGTCCCCGGCAGAAATCTCTCGGAGGGGCGATCCCAACGATGACTTTGGATAACCCGGCGGGCTGGATCTCCGGCGAGGAGAGTGTAGCCATGAGCCGGGACAAGGCCATGAAGGTGTCGACGGTGAACCGGTGCGTGGAGGTCTTGAGCACGTCTATGGCGGTGTTGCCGGTGTACACCATGAATGAGTCCACTAAGGAGCGGCTGCCGGATCATCCTCTCCAGCCTATGCTGTGGAGCCGGGCCAACGAGTCCATGAGCACCTTCGACTACCAGCGGCTGATGATGTGCAACCAGTTGCTGCGGGGCAATGCCTATGCAGGTATCGTGCGGGATCCCCGGAGCGGCCGGCCGCAGGAACTGATCCCCCTGCCTCCGGACTATGTATCGCCGGTTTTCGATGATATCGGCGATTTCTGGTATGTATTCACCCACCCGGTCAGCGGCGAGATGACGCTGCTTCGTCCGGAGGATGTGATCCACTACAAGGCATACAGCGAGGACGGCATTGAGGGCGTGAGCGTGCTCAAGCGGGCGTCTCTGACCCTGAGCACCGCCCGGGCTGCGGCGCAGTACGAAAACAGCACGTGGCTTAACGGCGGGCAGCCCTGCGGCATCCTGACCACGGATTCCGACCTGGGCGGGCAAGTACAGCGCGTGCAGGCAGACGGCTCTACCGTATGGGTGGATCCCAAGGAGGAGCTGCGGCGCTCCTGGGAGAGTGTTCACCGGGGGCCGGACAAGGCGTTTCGGGTAGCGGTGCTGGATCTGGGCTTGAAGTATCAGCCCATCTCCATGACCAACAGTGACGCACAATTCGTGGAGAGCAATGAGATCCGGGTAGCGGATGTGTGCCGGTTCTTCGGCGTGCCCCTCCATCTGGCCTATGCCGGAAAGCAGAGCTACGCCAGCAATGAGCAAAACGGCATTGAGTTTGTCAACTACACCCTGCTGGGCTACGAGACCCAGTGGGGGCAGGAGGACACCTACAAGCTGCTGCTGCCGTCTGAGCGGGCGGGCGGTCTGCGGATCAAGCGGGAGCTGAAGGTGTTCCTCAAGGGCGACACCACGGCTCAGGCTGCTTACTACCGGGCACTGCGGGAGATCGGCGCGCTCAACGCTGATGAGATCCGCGCACTGGAGGACCGGGGCAGGATCCCCGGCGGCAGCACTTACTACGCAAGCTGGAACTACGGCCCCCTGGCGGATTTTGACCGCCTGAGCGTGATCCGGGCGCTGGGGAAAGATCCGGATGATGGAGGTACGGCATGAATGGAATTTTAAAGGCCGCCAATGTGGAGAAGCAGGCGGTCAGTGAGGATGAGCTGCGGCTCATCAACAAGCAGACGCTGCGGGATCTGACCGCCGACGAGGTGTTCACCTTCCGCATGGCGGCCTGTGACAATCAGGTAGACCGGGACTTTGAGCGGTTTACGGACAAGGCGCTGGAGGAACTGGCCCCGCTGTTTGTCGGCAAGTCTGTGCTGATGGATCACAAATGGTCCGCCGCCAACCAGACGGCCCGGATCTACGCCGCCGCCGTGGAGCCCCGTGGCGAGATCAAGCAGCTGGTGCTGCGGTGCTATATTCCCCGGAGCGACGCCACGGCGGCGACCATTTCCGCCATTGAGACCGGCATTTTGAAGGAGTGTAGCGTGGGCTGCCACATGGCCAGTGCGATCTGCTCTATCTGCGGGGCAGATCAGTCTAAGGTCTACTGCGAGCATCACGCCGGACAGACCTATGACGGCCAGTTGTGCGTGATGGCGCTGGATAATCCAATGGACGTCTACGAGGTGTCCTTCGTGGCTGTCCCGGCTCAGCCGGAGGCCGGCGTTATTAAGTCCAAGCGCTACGGAGGCCCGGCGGAGCCGGCTTCCGATCCCGAGACCCAGCGCATGGCGGAGGCCATGCAGGAATTAGAAACAAGACGATATGGAGGTATGTGAGACATGACTTATCAGGAATTGCTGGAACTGAAAAACAAGCGGGCGGAAAAGGTCCGCGAGGGTGAGGGCTTGCTGGCGAAAAAGGATTTTGACGCCCACAAGACCCTGATGGGCGAAGTCCAGAAGATGAACGCGGAGATCGACGCTGCCGAAAGCCAGCTGGCCGAGGAAGGCCGCTTCGCCGAGGGCGACGCCAAGATGAAGGCTCTGCACGCCCAGAAGCAGCAGGAGAAGGCGGACGCAGCCGCCGAAAAGAGCGCGGATGACATCCGGTCTGAGCCGGAGTACGCGAAGGCGTGGGTGGAGGCCCTGCGGACGGGAATGACCGTGAAGAAGTCCATGGGTGTGGAGAAGTTCAACATTCTGCACAAGGCCCTGACGGTGGGCGGCGGCACTCCCGCCGGTTCCGACGGCGGTTTCCTTGTTCCCATCGATTTTGACAACGCCATCATCCGGGAGACCAAGGACTATCTGGATCTCTCCACCATGTTCAACGTGGAGACGGTTTCCACCATGACCGGCTGGCGTGCCGTTGAAGTGGCGGGCCAGCGGACCAAGCTGCCTCTGGTGGGCGAGAATACCACCATCGGCAAGAATAACCAGCCCAAGTTCAAAAAGGTCTCTTACAACATCGGCAAGTATGGCGAGCGCCTGGTGGTGTCCAGCGAGCTGATGGAGGACAATACCGCCGGCCTGATCCAGTACCTGGCCCAGTGGTTTGGCCCCAAGTACATCCTGACCAAGAATGATCTGCTGCTGACGATCCTTAAGAAGCTGACCTTCACGGCTCAGAGCGCCACCACCGACAAGGACAAGGTCAAGGCCATCAAGTCCGTGCTGAACAAAAGCCTGAACACGGCATACAGCCGGGGTGCTGTGCTGCTGACCAACCAGAACGTCTACGATGAGATGGACAACTGGGTGGACGGCAACAACCGGCCTATGCTGGTGCCTGACGTGTCCGGCGATTTCGACCGCTTTAAGGGCCGCCGCGTGGTCTACGGCGACAACGATCTCATCGGTGAGCACAAGGCCGCGTCTAAGACCTACGATCCCCTGTTTATCGGCGACTTCAAGGCGGCGGCAACTCTGTTTGTCCGTAAGGGCATGGAGGTCGCGGCTACGGATGTGGGCGGCGACGCATGGGCTAACGATGCCTATGAGCTGCGCTGCCTGTGCCGCATGGACGCCGAGAGCGTGGACGATACCGCTGTGGTATTCACCGGCTACGAGCGCGCCACCATCGGCGGCTGATCGGAGGGGTGACGGATGGCGGCGTTTAGTGACCGGCAGGCCAGCATCCTGAGTTATTGCCGGATTGACGATCCCACGCCGGAGGACCTGAGCCTGCTGGAGGGTTTCCATGCGGCCGCCGTCAGCTACTTGCTCGACGCGGGCGTGGCGGAGCCGAAGGCCGGTTCCGCACGCCTGCCCAATTACAACATCTGCATTCTGGCGATGGTGCTGGACGCCTGGGAAAATCGAGGCACTAAAACCTCCGACAAGGTGTTTGCAGACAACCCAGCTTTCCGGAGGCGGATCAACCAGCTGAAGCGGACGGAGCCGGTGCGGTCCGATTCGGACACGGGAGGCTAAGCCATGGACGTGAATGCTGGAAAGCTGAATAAGCGGGTGGAGATCGTGCGGATCTCCACCTCCCCTGACGCTGACGGCTACGCAGCCACCACGGAGACGGTGATCCGGCGCCCATGGGCGCAGTTCTCCCGGGTCAGCGGCTCCGAGGCGCTGCGGCAGAGTGCGGACATGGGCGACGTCAAGGTGCGGTTTCTGATCCGCTCCGGGCATACGGCCATCAGCCGGAAGGACCGGGTGCGGTACAACGGCGCGGACTACGAGATCGAGTACGTCAATGACTACGGCGACGGCGGCGAGTACACGGAGCTGATCGCCAGGCTGCTGACGGCGGGAGGCTGAGTATGAGCATCAACGAGACCATCATCCAGGCGGTGACGCCCATCGTGCCGGTATGCGTTCCGGATGTGTACCGGCCCGACGCTAAAGAGACTCCGGCAGAGGTCTACTGCGTGTTCAATTATACGGAATCTCCGAATGTGTTCGGTGACGATGAGCCGCAGGCCATTCGGTATCTGATCCAGCTGCACTTGTATCTGCCGCTGGGGCAGACGCCGATCCGCCTGAAACGGCAGCTCCGGCGGGCCATGCTGGACGCCGGTCTTGCGGTTGGGGATTATATCAACGCCAGCGATCTGGAGGGCCAGCACTACGTGCTGGAGTGTCAGGCGCTGGATCTGGAGGTGGGCTGATGGGCTTCACGGTCAGAGGGCTTGACGAGTTCTCCCTATCCCTTCAGGAGCTGGCGGAGCTTCCGAACGCGGTACAGGATGACATGCTGGAGGCCGGAGCCGCAGTTGTGGCCAAAGCCCAGCGAGACAAGGTGATGGCCTACGGCATCTATGACCGGGAGAGCACCCAGCATGTGGCGGATTCCATCAAGCCGGGCAAGGTGAAACTGAAAAAGGGCGAGCGGGTCATTTATGTCAGCCCAACAGGCAAGCGGAAGCGGGGCAACACAGAGACCCGCAACGCGGAGATTCTATTCGTCAATGAGTTCGGCAAAAAGGGCCAAAGCGCCCGGCCTGCCGTGCATGACGCCAACGAGGCCAGTGCGGAAGCCACCACGCGGGCAGAGTTCGAGGTTTATGACAGGTGGCTGAAATCCAAAAATCTGTAAGGAGGAAACCATGGGCAACAAAGCAGTTAAAACACCTCTTGGTATGGTGTCCAGTTACTTTTTCCCCTTTGCCAGTGAGCCGGTTGGCACCCATCCGATCTACGGCGAGAAGGTGGACATGGGCGCAGCCGTCAAGGGCTATCTGAGCCTGACCACGGCCTCCGGCGACATCACCGGCGATGACGCCATGCTGCTGTATTTTGAGCAGTTCGTCTCCGGCCAGGTGGACGTGGAGACCACGCTGAGCGATCTGGAGGTCAACGCCAAGCTCTACGGCCACAGCTACAAGGCAGGCCGCGAGACCGCCAAGGGTGAGGACAGCGCCCCCAACGGCGCTTACGCCTTCATCGAGCCGATCCTGAAGAAAGACAAGACCCTGGTCTACCGAGCCTCGTTCTTCTACAAGGTCACGGCCATGCTGAGCGCGGAGAAGCAGGAGGCGGACACCCGCAAGAGCGACTTCAATCCCAAGATGAACGCGGTGAGCCTGCGGGTGATGAAGGACAACGCGGACGCATGGCGTGAGCGGCAGGAGTTCCCTACCCAGTCCGAGGCGGAGGCGTTCATCGACTCTCTGGCGGGCGGCACGGCGGCTTACAGTGTGACCATCACCCATATCGGCACCGGCACCAGCGATCCCGGCGAGGGCACCACCTATGTGACCGCCGGGCAGAGCCTGGCCATCGACTTCGGCACCAAGGACCCCACGGCGCTGTATGACAACGCCACCAATGTGACCAGCAATCTGGCCGCGCACAAGTACACCGTAAGCTCCATTGCGGCGGCTCACGAGATCGTGGCCGTCTGGAGCGCCTGATCTTTATCTTTACCGCAAGGACGGCCCGCACCGGGCCGCCCTTGCAGGAGGTTTTGCCATGCGATACGTTACGTTTGATTTCGACGGCAGCCCTCTGCCGCTCATGCTGACGGCGGGGGCTCTTTTTGATATTTATGACCGATTCGGCGTCCATGACAATATCCTGCGGGCCACCGGGGCCATGGAGGACACCCCCCAGGGCTGGATGGCCTGCTGTGAGCTGGCGGAGCTGCTGATGCAGCAGGCGGCACTGTGGCGCAAGCGGCAGGGCTATGCCGACCGCAAGCGGACGGGCTGGCCGTTACGCTCTCAGGACCGGGCAGCGGTCCGCACCGCCGTGCGGCAGGCCATTGCGCGGGGCTTTTACCGGGCCGTGCCTTCCGGAGAGGACGCCGGGGAGGTCAACTTAGTTCTGGCGGCCCGGGAGGATGAGCGGGCGGAGGATCCGGAGCGGCTGCGGGTCGGGTTTCTGGCCGTATGCGCCGCCCGGCTGCATCTGGCCCCGGCAGACGCCCTGCTGCTGACGCCGGGCGAGTATCTGGATATGGTGACGCTTTTGAGCGGCGGAGAGGAGGGAGACTATGGCGGTCCGGCAGATTACAACTGAGATTTCGATCAAAAACGAGGCGGAATTTCGGAAGCAGATGAAGGCTGTGAACAACAGCCTTTCCGGGATGAAGTCCGAGATGGCCAAGGTCTCCGCCGAGTTTGACGGCCAGGCCAACAGCGCCGAGGCGCTGCGAAAGAAACAGGCCATTTTACAGCAGCAATATGACCAGCAGAAGGAGAAGGTCCAGGCACTGGCCCGGATGCTGGAGAGCGCCAAGGGAGCCTACGATGAGAACAGCGATGTGGTTTTAAGCTACCAGCGGCAGCTGAACACGGCCACGGTGGAGCTGATTAAGTTTGACCGGGAGCTGAAGAACACCGACAAGTATCTGGATGAGGCCGCCCGGTCCGCAGACGGTACGGCATCCAGTATTGACGAATTCGGCAAGACCGTCAAGGACGCCGGGGATGAAGGCTCCGACGGCATGGGCCAGCTCAAGGAGGCTTTCAGCCAGCTGGGCGAGGCAGCCAAGAGCGGCGACATCAACGGCGTTGTGGCGGCTCTGGGATCCATGAAGGGGCTGCTGGTGGGCGGTGCTGCTGTGGCCGGGGCCAAGGCTCTGGCGGACGGCATTATCAACATCACGGAGTCCACCAAGGAGTACCGGACTATTTTAGGGACGCTGGAGGTCTCCAGCAAGCAGGCCGGTTACACCCAGGAGCAGACCACGGAGATCTACAAAAAGTTTCAGGCGGTGCTGGGCGATACACAAAAGGCCGCCACGGCTACCGCCAACCTTCAGGCGCTAAAGCTGAGCCAGGAGGATCTGACGGTGCTGATGGAGCAGGCTATCGGCGCATGGGCCACCTACGGCGACTCCATCCCCATCGACAGCCTGGCCGAGAGCATCAATGAGACGGTGCAGGTGGGCAAGGTCACCGGCGTCTTTGCGGACGCCCTCAACTGGGCGGGAACCAGCGAGGACGAGTTTAACGAGCGTCTGGCCGCCTGCGCCGATACCACCGAGCGGGCCAATCTGGTGCTGACGCAGCTATCAGAGCAGGGCCTACAGGCAACCGGTCAGGCGTGGGTGGAGAACAACCAGGACATCATCGCCGCCAACACCGCCCAGGAGGCCATGAATGAATCCATGGCCCAGCTGGGCGAGGCGCTACAGCCTGCGGCCAGCTTCCTGCTGGAGTACGGATCTGCTCTGGTGGACGTGGCAACGATGGGCGTCAATGCTCTTTCAAGTCTGGTTGAGTGGTTCGACAATCTTTTCAACGCGCAGCAGAAGGCCACGCAGGCCAGCTTTGAGGCCATCGACAGCCAGTACAACCTGGCGGACTATCAGGCCAACGGCCTGGTCAATGCCGGCGGCGTCATCGACTACGCTGCCGCCAAGCGAATGCAGGATGCCGGGACTTTTAAGCGGGCGGCCGGGGTGTCCAAATCGGATGCGCTCCAGCGGGGCTGGAGTGTCTCGTCTGTGTCGGACCTCCTCAAGCGGCGGGTCAACGGCTCCCACGCAAACGGCCTGGATTACGTCCCCTTTGACGGCTATGTGGCGGAGCTGCACCAAGGCGAGGCGGTGCTGACCTCCGGCGAGGCCAGTTTCCTCCGCAGCGCCATGGCGGCGGGGCGGACGCTGGGCGGCAGTCAGCGGAGCAGCCGGGGCGTGTCCGATTCGGACACCGGCGGCAGCGGCGGCACGCCGAAGGTCTATGACCTGACGATCCCGGTGGAGCTGACCATTGACGGCGCCACCTTCGCCCGAAAGGAATACAAGTACCGCATCGCAGAGGACAACCGCCGGGGCGTCTCTTTGGCGGGGAGAGGAGGCAGCCGATGACACGGCCACCCTATATCGTAGACGGCGTGGATTTCACGGACTACGTCAACCGCTGGCAGTACTCCGTGGGCTATGTGTACCGGGAGGGCTCCAACGCGGCCCTGCGGCTCAGCGGCTTACAGCCCCGAGACCTGCTGGCCATCAAGACCCGGGTCTCCGTGACGGTGAACGACCAGCAGGGGCCGCAGCTGGCGGCGCTGCTGACGGCGGTGCTGAAGAACTACGTGCAGCTCACCTACTTTGAGCCAAAGGACAACGCCGTCCGGACGGCTACCTTCATGCCCACGGTGGAGGAGGTCAGCATCCCGCCGGTGCCCGGCTCCGTCCGATGGGGTAAGGGCTTCCGGATCACCATGGAGGAGGCGTGACGATGGCAGTTAACGAGATCCGCTACAAGGGCGTCAGCTACGCCACGGACGATGATATCAAAGTCCCCTCCGGGATCCTGTACGAGGTCAAGGCCCTCCGCTCCGACAGTCTGGAGGCCAACAGCCTCACCGTCACAGTGTTTTCCAATGATAAGGCTATCATGGGCTTTGCCAAAAATGACAAGGTGGAGTATTTCCGGGATGGCCGCCGAGTGGGTGTGTACTATCTCCAGACGGTGGAGCGGGTCGGCAGCGACGCCTATACGCTCTCCGCCCTCTCCGCACTGGGGCGGCTTATCACCATGCGCCACGTGGGCGGCATCTACACCGGCCAGACGGTGGCAGAGGTAGTTCCCCAGATCTGCGGCCCGGTGGCGGTGATGATCGAGAGCGTATACGCCAGCCGCAAGCTGTACGGCTACCTGCCGTACAGCAACCCGGACACCAGGACCGGCAACGGTCGCAGCGCCCGTGATAACCTCTCTCAGGTTTTGTTCGCCATCGGGGCGTCTCTGGGAATTGACGAGAACGGCATCATGCGGGTGGAGAAGCTGTGGGACGGCGTCTCTGCCACGATCACGGCGGACCAGATCAACGAGGACAGCTGCTCCACCGTGTACGAGACCCCGGTGAGCGCCGTGGAGATCACGGAGCACCAGTGGGTCAAGAGCGGCGCGGCTGTCTCCCTGTTCGACGGCACCGCCGAAGAAGGCGCTCTGGTCACATTCTCCGAACCGGCCTATAATCTGGTCGGCAGCGGCGTCACCGTCCGGGAAAGCGGAGACAACTACGCCATCCTGTCCGCCGGGACCGGCACCCTCACCGGCAAGAGCTACAACCATCTGACGCGCATCGTCCGTCGGACGGTGACGGATGGAGTAGAGGAGAACGTGGTGACGGTGAGCGACGCCACGCTGGTGTCCCTCACCAACAGCGTGGACGTGGCCAAGCGCATGGCGGACTACTACCGCCACCGGGAGATCATCCGGGTGGACGTAGAGCCCGGCACAGAGCGGGCTGGCAGAGTGGTGCAGATTTTTCACCCATGGGATAAGGAGATGGTGCAGGCTTGCGTGGAGAGCCGGGAGACGGTGATCTCCGGCATCCTCAACAGTCAGACCAGCGCGCTTGTGGGCTTTACCCCGGCGCAGCCGGAAGCGGCGGAGTATCTGGACGCGCGGGTAGTCCTCACCGGCTCCGGCGAGTTCCCGATCCCGGAAGGCACCACAACGATCCACTATGTGATGATCTCCGCCGGACAGGGCGGGCGCTGCGGCGAAAAGGGCGAAGATACCCAATCGGGGCCTAAGTTCTCGTGGACAAACCCGGTTTTTGAGGATCGGGTAGACGGCTACGCATTGGCGCTGGGTGGCAAGGGCGGTCTCGGCGGCAAGGGCGGCATGGGCGGCAGGATCGTCGAGGGCGATCTCGACGTGTCCCAGTTGAAAAGCCTTGCCTATGCTTGCGGAAAAAGCGGCAAGGGCGCCGAATTTAGCCCGGACGATCTCCCCGGCACGGACGGCACGGATACGGTGTTCCACGGCATGACTACGGCGGGCGCGTCTGCCCCCGATTGGGGCTTCACGGATCCCATCACCGGGGAGCAGTTCGGCGGCGTCGGTGAGGACGGCCTCCCCGGCGGCGACGGCGCCGGACGTGATCCGTCTGTGAGTGAGTACACAGATGATAGCGTCCAGCAATATGTCAATGGCACGATTGCTTATGACGAGGACGGGAACGCTTTTACCCCCGGCCCTGTGGCTGGCAGCGAGGGAAAAGTCAGCATGACCAGAATCGCATCAACAAGCACCCCGCGCAGTTTCGGCTGGTACAGCTCCGGTCTGGGCGGCGGCCCGGCGGCGGGAGCCAACGGAAAAGCCGGATCCTCCGGACGCGGCCTGCCGGGCGAGACAACCGTTGATGTGACCGGCGGCCCCGGTGCGGACGGCATGACGGCCACGCTTATCCCCTCCAAGCCGAAGCGGTACGGCAGGGGCGGACGTGGCGGCTACGGAGGCGGCGGCGCCGGCTCCGGCGGCATTTCCGTGAAGAACGGAAATGGCACCATTACCCCCGGCACACCCGGATCCGGCGGTTTAGGCGGCCCGGGCGGCCCAAGCGCGGACGGCTGTGTGATTTTGTATTACCGCAAATTCGGGCAAGCAAAAGCAGGGCCGTTGGTCCAGCGGGGCGGCGGGCTGTTCTTTGACCGCTTGAACAAACTTTTTATCGTGTGAGGTGTGAAACATGACGCTTGAACAGAGAGTCGCAGTCTTGGAGGAGATCTTCGCTAAGCTGCAAGACTACTACACATCCGCCTACTCCGGCGAGGAGATCGACGCGCGGCTGGCGTCCGCCGGTGTGCCGGTGGGCATCACCAAGGAGTACAAGAGCGTGACCGAAATGAACCAGGACTTCACCGGTACGGACGTCCAGCGCGGCCAGTTCGTCCTGATTTTGCCGGACATTACGGCCTCCGCGGACTACGGCAAGGTGTACCTCAAGGGCACGGCCAACTGGGTGTACGCCTTCAAGCTGACGACGCTGACGTCCATTAAAGGCCCCATTGGCCCTCCCGGCAAAAAGGGCGACCAGGGCGATCCCGGCGAGGCCGGTTCCAGTTTCTCTATTCTTGGCTACTTTGATACGCTGGACGCCCTCAAGGCAGCCGTCCCCAATCCCAAGGCCGGTGACGTGTACGGCGTGGGCACCGCGCCTCCGTATAACATCTACATCTGGGATTCCGTCCACGGCCAGTGGGTGGCCAACGGCAACCTGCAAGGCCCGCAGGGCAAGCAGGGTATTCAAGGTCCCGAAGGCAAGCAGGGGCCGGAGGGAAAGCAAGGCCCGGAAGGCCCCGTTGGCGGCTCCGGCAACTTCGTCCGCTACGATGCGGCCCAGAGCCTCACCGACGAGCAGAAGGCGCAGGCGAGGGGGAATATCAACGCCGCCCCCGGCGGGTACGGACTGGGGGGCAGGGCAAAATGGCTTACAGAAGCGGATGACGTGAATGCCATATCTGAATCTGGTTGGTACGCATGGGATAGCCCTCACACCCCTAAAAATGCGATCAATGTGGCATATTCAAGTGTCATGCGCGTAGATGCGCAAAACGAAGTTGTCAACTCAAAAACAATATATGGCGTATCCGAAGCCAAGGCATACCCAATTGTGGTAAGGAATATGACGTACGACTCATTCGTCGGCGAATGGGAATACGAAAACCCGCCGATGAACTTGGGCGTAGAGTATCGCACCACGGAGCGGTATCTCAGCAAGCCGGTTTATGTGAAAACGATAAACATGGGGAATCTCCCGGGCAATGCCGTAAAGCAGGCCAGTTTCCAGTCGAACAATGTTGTTGATAAAATCGTATCCGTAACCGGGCAATGCACTTCCGACTCAGGAGTGAACCTGTCCTTGCCTTACCACGCAGGGTCTGGTCCGAACTGGAATACCGTAATTCTTATTGGCGCGACAGGGACGGGAGTAGCTCAAATCGTCACATTTGCTGAAGATTTTGCCGGTTATACAGATGCCTGTATCACGGTCAAATACACTAAGTTGGCAGATTAAAGGGGCGGCTCTATGGAAAACACCTGCGTGATATGCGGGGCCATTGTACCGGAGGGACGGTGGGTTTGTCCTCAGTGCGAGAGACGGTGGCCGGAATTTTAACCTGCACGAAACAAAGTCGGACTTTTGACTTGCACGAAAGCAAGTCGGAATTACCCTAAAAACTGCAACTTTTTAAGGGGGTGTAGAATGGAAATTCTACAAATTGTATTAACTGCCGCCACCGGCTCCGGCGTGACCGCCATCATCCTCGCGATCCTCCAGCGGAAATGGACCAAGGATGACAAGCGGGACGCCATTGTGGACGCGCTCAAGGTGCTGCTGATCGACCGGGTGCGCTATCTGGGCCAGAAGTACATCTCCGACGGCAGCGTCAGCTTGTCGGACAGGGAGACGCTGGACGAGATGCACCAGGCGTACAAATCCCTTGGCGGCAACGGGCACCTGAAAATCATTATGTCCGAGGTCGGCGAGCTGCCGATCCGGAAAGAGTGAAAGGAGAAAAAACATGGAAAACATCAAGAAACGGCTGGGCAATCTGCTGGCGGTGAAAAGCCTCGTGACCATCACCCTGACGGTGATCTTCGCGGTGCTGGCTCTGCGGGGTGACATTTCCGGGACGGAATTTTTGACCATCTTTACCACGGTCATCGCATTCTATTTCGGCACCCAGCGGGTCAACGAGGACAAAAACAGTTGAAACCGGTTGAAAATCAACCGTAAATTTGAAAGGGGACATATTATGAACAAGATCTATGAGAACATCATCGCCGAGGGCAAGCAGAACGGCAAGACCATCGAGGCTATCAACGCCGAACTGAAGAATGCCGGAGCAAACTTCCACCTGAATCCCGACGGCGGCGTGGCCAACTGGACGGAGCAGGAGATGAAGGAGGGCTTCATCCCCGCTGAGAAGGAGCCGGAGGCGCTCCCTCAGACGCTGGATACCCGTCGCCGGGAGGATCTGGCGGGCACCGTCCAGATCCAGCGGATCGTCGGAGCCACCTATGAGGTGACTTATGACGAGGACGGCTACTTCATCAAGGCTTCCCGCGTGCGCCATGGTTGATACGTTTGAGTGCGCAAGGGCGCAAGTCTACCACAACACCGGCAAGCTGACCCCGGCGCAGATCAAGACCAAGACCGGCTGCACCCACATCATCAACGGCTACCTGTTCAACGGCAAGTTTCGGCCGGTGGGCTGGACGGTGATCGACGGCAAGATCATCAGCCGGGACAAATACCAGGACTGGGGCGTGTCTATCGGCTCCGACGGACTGCCGAAGATGCTGACGGACCGGGGAGGATCCTTCCTCTCCGGCGTCCCGATCCTCAAGGGCGGCTCCAAGCTGTACCGGGAGCTGACGCCGGACGTGGCCCGGTCTGCCGCCCGGACGGCGGTGGGCTGGCTGGCCAACGGCAAGGTGGTGCTGTGGTGCGACAAGACCAGCCTGACCCGTGAGCAGCTCCAGAACAAGCTGCTGGGGCTGGGCGTGGTGGACGCCCTGATGCTGGACGGCGGCGGCTCCACCCAGGGCATTTTTCCCGGTGGAAAGGTGGTCAGCAGCCGGAAGGTGCCCACGCTGCTGCTGTTTTGGGAGCGGTCGGCGGTCAAGGCGGAAGATCAAGCCCTCGTATGGGGCAAGGCTCACGGCCTGCTGACGGACGCCAACGCCGGGGAGACTGTGACCCGCGCCGACATGGTCCGGGCGCTGTATCAGATCTGGGGGGATAACCATGGTTGAGATCAACGCTTACAGCAAAGCCGCCTCCGGGGGCAAGCAGCTTTCCGCGCATTTCAAGGTGCGGGAGTTTGCGTGTGGAGACGGGTCTGACGCTGTTTTGGTGGCTCCCCGGCTGGTGATGGTGCTGGAAACCATTCGCACTTATTTCTGCGCTCCGGTGGTCATCCATAGCGCCTACCGGACGCCGCAGCACAATGCAAAGGTGAACGGCGCGGCCCACAGCCAGCACTGCTATGGCATGGCGGCGGATATTTCCGTCAGCGGCCAGAAGCCGGAGACGGTGGCGGCCTTCGCCCGGACGCTGATGCCCGATTGGGGCGGCGTGGGGGTTTATGACAGCTTTTGTCATATCGACGTGAGAGAGGCCAAGGCTGACTGGAAAGGATAAAACCGAAAGGAGGGCCAGAAGATGGCAACAACATCCACGCGGTTAATCCGCGCTCTGCAAGTCTGGGTAACCTATGGAAAAAACAAACCGAGAGATCCGGGCGCTGTTGTCATCCATGGCCCCGGCCCGGGCGGCGCAGGCCGTCCGGCTGGTAGGCTTGCCGCCTGACGAGGAGGCGGCGGTGCTGGCGGTGGACGTTCACGGCCAGAGCTGCCTACAGGCGGCGGCGCTGCTCCACGTCAGCGTGGACGGCCTCGCCAAGATCCGGCGGCGTGCCTACGCCAAGATCGCGGATGATATGCAGGGGTAAACAAAAAGCCGTGTCCGATTCGGACACGGCTCTTTTTATATATTTAGCTCCGCGTATACAGCCCTACGGCTTGCGCCAACAAAATCCGCAGATAGTCCGGACAAGTGCTTGCCCCGGATTCCCAATTCTCCACCGTTCGGCGCGGGATACAGAAGCGCTGGGCAAAAGCAACCTGAGACAAGCCAGTGGCTGCCCTGATCTCGCGGATCGTAATATGAGCCACATCCCACAACGCTCCCAAGGCCTGGATCCGATCATCCGGGATGTCAGCGCCTTCCGGATCCCCCCAGATGTCAGATAGTGCCCAGTCTGATACGTACATATCCCGATCTTGGTCCGCCAGTGCGCCACCCAAAAGGGTGCTAAACTGTTTGTCCGTCATGGTATATCCCTCCTTAATTCAGTTCATCAACAAAGACGACCATATCTTCGTCAGGGACAAGGACTCCGTCCTCGTTATATTTGATGCAAGCGCCATCTTCGCAGGTGCTGTTGTTGGCCATTTCGATGCAATAATCAACATCCTCAACGGTATAAGTATCAGTTTCCTCATCATAGGGCAGGGAACCGGCGGTAAAATAATCGCGGCTCCAGTCCGGATCGTATCCGGAACCATTCCAGCGCTGGATCTTGATCTCTACGGTTTTCTTTCCATCAGTAATTTTCATTTTATTTTCCTCCTGGGCTGTGCCCTCTTGTTGTTATTATAATACCACCATTTTGGTGGTGTGTCAAGAGAGAAAAGCAAAAAAATCAAAATATTTTCAGGGCAGTTTGAAGGCAGAATACAGGCAGTTTCCGGGCAGTTTGGCTGTCTGGATTTTTTGTATCATGAGGGTAGGAAAAAAGGAGGTGCGCTATGGATCAGCAATTTGCAATCGCAGGATACACGGGCTCCAGCTGCCTGATGTGCGCCATCGACGGCGCAGACATCTGGCAGGTGGATTATTTCGGAAACCGTCAGCAGCTCATCGGCAAGACCTCGGCGGCCTACACGGAGCTGGAGGGCACCACTCAGCAGTACTATGACAAGCTGGTGGAGCTGGGCGTTATCACCCCGCCCAAGACGCAGGAGGAGCTGATGGGTGAGATGCAGTCGGCCATGAGCGACATGGCCGAGATCATCAAGGGCCTGTCGGCCCAGGTAAAGGAGCTGAAGGAGAATGGATCTCAAGCAGATCATAGCGGCCGCGTCGAAGATGTTCCCCAGCGCCGACCTGCAAAACGCAGTGCAGAAGGCGGAGCAGGCGATCAGCGGGACGGCTAACACGCTGGAAGGCGTCCAAAGCACCGCCAGGCGGCTGGGCATTGACCCCAATATCGCCAACAGCCTGTATGCCCGCTACGGGAAGACCATGCAGGCAAAGGCCCTGTGCGGCCTTCTGGGGACCACACCGGAGGCTTTGCGCTCCGATGCTAACAAGATCCTTGGCGGCGCGCAGAACGGCTCCCAGGCCCCGCAGAAGGGGAAAGCGGGCGGTTCCACCAAATTCCCCCGACTGAAATAGCCGGTTGGAATAAAAACACGAAAGGAGCACGAACACATGGAAGATCGTAGCACTGGTATGAGCTGGATTGCAGTCCTCTTTGTCATCATCGTGATTTTCGCCATTTTCGGCGGGAATTTCGGCGGCGGCTGGGGCTGGAATCGCGGCAACAATCCCTATCCTCCGCAGGAGGGCTGCAACCGGGTGAGCAACTGCGAGATCGAGAGACAGGAGATCGCCGACACGGCCCGGACCCAGTACCTCATCGAGCAGCAGAGCAATGACACCCGTATGGCCATCAACGCCAGCACGGAGGCCATTACCTCTCAGGCCAGCCGGATCTATGAGCAGCGCCTCCAGGAGACCATCTTCGATCTCAAGATGGAGAACCAGAACCTCAAGAACGGCATCTTCACCAAGGAGCAGACCGACGCTCTGGCGGCGAAGATCTCCGACTGCTGCTGTGGCTTCAACCGGCGTCTGGATGCCATCGAGGGCCGGATGCTGACGAAGCCGAATCTGTACGGCGTAGCGTCCACCTGCAGCGGCCAGATTATTCCCGCATCCTGCGGCTGCAACGGCAGCGGCAACATCTGAGCAACTTTTCTACATCGGAAATAGTTCAGGCCCCTTTGGCCGGGTAATGGGCGGGGCCGGTGCCCCGCCCTTTAATTTTGAAAGGAGAGTATTATGAGTTGTAAATCTGCTTTGTACGCTGCCATGCAAACTCCCACGGCGGTAGCTGTTAACGGCGTCATCCCTCTGGGCGGCCTGATCCGGCGGTACGGCTGCGACATTGCCCTCAACGGCAACGCGGTCAATCTCTCCGGCGTCGGCTACTATGACGTGGACGCCTCCATCACCGCCACCCTTACGGCGGCCGGAGCTGTCACCGTCACGCTCTACAAGGACGGCGTAGCTGTCCCCGGCGCCACTGCCACCGAGACCGGCGCGGCCAGCGGCACGGTCAACCTCGATCTCACGGCGCTGGTGCGGCAGCCCTGCTGTGCTGCCGGTGCGGCTCTGACTCTGGTGCTGTCTGGCGTGGAGGCCACCGTTGACAACGTGGCCCTGCGGGTCCAGCGGATCTGACGGAGGCGCGGCATGATGCAGTTGTTAATCGGAATGCTGCTGGGCGTCATGGCTGCCACACCTACCGGCCGCAGCATCGGCAACCAGATCGGCAACGCTGCCATTGATAAGGTCAAGGAGGCCATGAAGGCCCCGACGGCCGGAGAGGAGGACAACCATGGAGAATCTGCATGAGCAAATCAAGGCGTATATTCCCAAGCTGGAATACAGCATCCGGGAGTATATGCGGAATCCTGCCACCCCTAACGCGGCGCAAGGGATCATGGCGATGGTGGAATGCCTCAACATGCTCAAGGGTGCAGAGGAATCTATCTGCACGGGCCGGGAGATGACCAAGGCCGACGCGGAGGCGTGGGCGGCCCACATGGTCAACGAGGACGGCACCACCGGCCCGCACTGGCCCATGGAGCAGACAACGGCCCTGGCGGAGAGCATGGGCATATCGTGGGAACACATCTCCCCGTGGTGCTGGTGGATCACCATGAACATGATGTACTCCGACTACGGCAGCGTGGCCATCCACTACGGCGTCAGCACGGCGGAGTTCTTCGCGGAGCTGGCCCAGGCGTTCCTCTTTGACAAGGACGGCCCCGCCCCCAAGGAAAAGCTGGCAGCCTACTACCACGGCATCGTCAAGGCGAAGGAGTAAAAACGAGTTGTAATAGAGTTGTAATAGACCTCATTTTTTCTCGTTTTTCTTCCACTTTGCGAAAAATAAGAAAAGCCTGTAACCGTTGCGGTTACAGGCTTTCTTGGTCCGAGTGGCGAGACTTGAACTCACGACCCCTTGACCCCCAGTCAGTTAAAAAGCGTGTATTTCCAACGGACCAGCGGTTTTGAGTTGTAATAGAGTTGTAATAGGGCTCATTCAAATTTTGTCGGTAATTTGGCGCAGATCGTCCAGATCGACGTCCTGATAGTAGCGGAGCTGCTCCTCGCTGGCGTGGCCGATCAGGGACAACTTGTCCTTGTCGGATCCGGCGACGCGCTTCATCAGCGTGGCAAAAGTGTGGCGGCAGCTGTGGGGCGTGTAGGTGTGTTTCTGGTGGCCGTTAACGTCAAAGGTGGGATTTGACAGTTTCAGCGCGTCCAACAGATCGTAAAACATCTGGCGGTAGGCCTTGAGATCCAGCGTCTTGCCGTCGGCGGCACAGAACACCTGCCCGGTGGCCCTCTCCCCTATCCGCTGATCGATGATGCTCTGGATCTTGGGCGAGACGGTGACGGTGCGGCCCCGGCCTGCTGATGTTTTGGCGCCGCCAACAAAACATCGGCGGGTGCGGTCATAATCGGACACATCCAGCGCCAGAAACTCCGAGGGGCGGAAGCCGAGGTAGCACTGCGCCAGCACATAGTCCGCGCCGGGTACGCTGCCGACAGCTTCCCGGATGGTTTCCAGATAGTCCGTTGGCAGGCCTACACCTCCGGCGCCCTCGTCACCGGTAACGGTGAGGTATTCCGACAGGTTGAGCTTCTCCGGGAAATATCCCCGGGGGATGCCGTATTTATAGATCAGGCCCGCCGTGGTTTTCATGTTCCGCCGGGTGGCCTTCCCCCGGGGGCACTCATCAAGGCAGTCCTGTAGATCATCCACGTCAATATCGCCGCAGCGCTCAAAGTAGAGGGGCGCGAAGTATTTCATGGCGGCCTTGTAGTTGCCCAGCGTGTCCGGCCCGGCCCGGTGGGTGGGGAGCCAAAGATCATACAGCGCCTTCCATGTTGTCCTCTGCTTTTTCTCCACCTTGGCCGCAGACCGCTGGCTGGGATCCAGCAGCGGAAGCGCATCCACAGCGTCTTTTTTCCGGGCAAAGGTCCGGGACACCGTGCGCCGCCGGCTTTTTCCGGTCTCGTCCAGATACATCTGGACGCGGATTGCCTTATATTTTCCATTGGGCAATCGGTAGACACTCCCCTGCCCGTTGCCCCTGCTCTTGGTGTTTCTGGCGGCTGCGGCCTGCTTCGCCCCGCAGCGGAGACAGTACGGTCCGTCCGGCACGTCCGCCTTGCACTTGCGGCAGATCATATTGTTACCTCCGGAAAAGGCCGATATCTCCGCAGGCCAGATCTGTGGAGGCTGCCCAGACCAACAAGATGGCGATAATAACGCCCATAAACAGCATGATGTGGTTGCGCGTTCGGATGCCGCGCAGCAGCATGTCGATTGTCTTGTTCTTGGATTCCACCAGCTGCTCTAATTTTGCACATTGAGCTTTAAGAGTATTATTTTTAGCCGCCAGGATTTCTTCTGTGGGCGTTAAGCGGATGGTAATAGAGCAAAATTCGTCCAAAGATACGCCCAGAAATTTGCAGATTGGTCCGGCTGTGTTGATGGAAGGTGCTTTAGAAGCACGCGAGAAAAAATTGCGGATCGTTTGCAAGGGGATGCCTGTGCCGTCTGAAATCTGCTGATAAGTCACGCCCAAAGCCTGCGCTTTGGCCTTGCATATGTCTTGTAATGTCATCCAATCTCTCCCAAACCAAATGTAATAATCTGGAATACAAATGAAATTTGTCGAATGATGTCAAAAAACCATTGTTGGGCCTTGCTAATACAAGGCTTTGTCTGTTACGGTTTTCTTGCGGACAGGCAGACGCCCCCATTTGCCTGAAACGCAAAGTGCCCCCGCCGCTTGTTGCAGAGGCGACGGGGGTACTTGTTATTTACGTAAAAAACGAATGGAAATCGTTGCACCGTAATGAAGCCGCTCGCCGGTGTCGTGGTCAAACCCGCCGCCAGTTACATCAAATGCGGTAATCTTATCAATTTTATCCCATTTTGAGTTTAGCTCGTCAATCTTATCTTTCGGGACCCAGCCGACACAGGTCCCATTTAGCTTGACCTGGTACGCAGGCTCGCCATCGTATCCTGTATCCTCTACTGTTACATTGTTACGCTCATCAAACGGAGGGTCCCTAAAGCGGTACGCTCTTAAAATTGATTGTCTACTTGTCCCGTCCTCGTTATCAAAAGACACCCCGGCAACATGGAAAGTCATAAACTCATACGGCGCTTCCGTTTTTTCTACCGCCTGCACTTTTTGGGGCGTCACCGCTCTTTGCGCCAGCCTTGCTGACTGCTGATCCTGTCCGATCCAGCGTAGCAGTATAATGACAAGCACCACAGCTCCAACGCCAATCGCACACCGCTGCATCCAGTTAAATTGCAGCGCCGCCAGCCCCGTAAAGGAGGCGGCGAACACGATTACGCAACATAAGATAGCCAGCGCCGCCAAAACGTGCGGAATAAACTCCCACCACTCAAATGAGTTCTTGCTCTGGTCCATAACTATCGCCTCTTACTGTAAGATTAGGCCCAAGGCTGGGCCTTGAATATATGTTTGGGAGGATACATACATGAGCAACCAGATCACCTGCACTGTGTCCGATTCGGACCGCGACCACATGACCCTGGCGCTCTATCGCCAGTTGACGCCGGAGGAGCGTGAGCAAGTCAACGTTTACCTCGCGCAGCTATTAGCATCTCGATATACTCCCGTGCCTTCTCCCGCTCCTCGCGGGTGAGCAAGTCCCAGCACTCCGGTCGCTCGTCCCCTTCGGGGGGCGGGCGTTTCTCTTTGCCTAAGAGTTCCTCTTTTGTTACTTTGAAATAATCAGCCAATTTTTGCAAAATGGCATCAGTTGGGGCGTGGCCGTTTTTCCACCGAGTATTAGCTGATTTGCCTATTCCGAGTTCAAGCAAAACAGCAGACGGTGTTTTCCCAACAGAATTACATGCCCTTATGAAATTATCATAAAACACAAAAACACCGCCCTGCACTTTGTGTAAAGTACCGAAAGTAACAAAATAGTCCCGAAGGTGTTGACAGTACCGAAAGTACCGAGTATATTATAGCCGTAGAGGACATAGCCCCAAGGACAATATATCACACCGGGGCAACGCCGTCAAGGCGGGAAAGGAGCAATTATGATCGTTAACAGAGTCAAGGAGCTGCGGACGGCTGCCGGGATGACCCAGAAGGCGCTGGCGGATCAGCTGGGCGTCACCGTGCCCACGGTGAGCAAGTGGGAGCTGGGCCAGCGGACTCCGGAGCTGGAGAGAGTTTTCCGCATGACGCTGATCTTCGGCGTCCCCATTGAGGAGATCGTCCAGCGGACGGAAAGCGCGTGAGAAGGGAGCGAAAAACATGACATTGGATGATATCGCCAGGATCCCCAAGGAGTACCTGACGGCGGCGCAGGTGGCGCCGATCTTAGGCTCCGACCCGCAGACCATCCGGATGCAGGCGCGGCTTCGGCCGGATCTGCTCCCCTTCCCTGCCGTGTGCCTGGGAAGCCGGGTGAAGATCCCCAAGGAGGCCTTCCTCCGGGTCATGCGGGGCCTATAATCACGTTACCATGGAAAGGAGGAAAAGACAATGGACAAGAAATGCCCTAATCTGTACCAAAGGGCAAGGCTGAGTACCGGAATGAGCCAAGAACGGGCAGCGGAGCTGCTTGGACTGTCGCCGGAAAGTCTGAAACAGTACGAGGGCGGAAAGACGGTGCCCAAGGACGAGACGGTGGCCAAGATGGTGGAGGCGTACCGCTGCCCATGGCTGGCGCTGGAGCACGCGCAGGCCACGGACACGCTGGGCGTGGTGCCGGAGGTGACGCCAAGGCCGTTGCCCATGGCGAGCATCGCCCTGAGGAACCGTCTGCAAGACGCGACGGGCCGGTTGGACGCCTTGCTCCGGATCGCGGAGGACGGCGTGATCGACGAGGCTGAGCGGCCGGAGTTCGACTCTATCGTGGTGGAGCTGCGGGAGACCATGGCGGCCATCTACCAGGTGATCTACTCAGGCGCAAAAAAAGAACGCCCCGAGGCTGGCACCTCAGAGCGTTCAAGGGATCGCGGATCTGTAAAATCCACTTTTGGGTACCTGGATTATAACACAGATCCGCAGCGGGTTGCAAGCCCCAATTTGTCCCGGAGAGGAGGTGTCTCTCTGTGACTGGCTGGACGCTGTTTTTTACGGTGCTGGGCGTGGTGACTTTGGCCACCATCCCGATGCGGATTTTGGAGCGGATCGACTGATAATGGGGGATCAATATGGCTTATGATCTGACGATGGGCGGCCTATATGCCGTCATTCCCGCCGGGGTCTTGTACGATGACAGGCTCCGGCCTGCCGCAAAGCTGCTGTACGGAGAGATCGTGCGGTTGGCGCAGAGCAGCGGATACTGCTACGCCACCAACAAGCAGCTGATGGGCGTCTGCAATTTGACGGACAAGTCCGTCTCGGAGTTGGTAAGCCAGCTCCGGGACTGCGGACACATCCGGGTGGAGATGATCCGGCGTTTCGGCGCCTCCGGAGATGTGGTTCAGAGGCGGATTTTTCTGGGGCAAATTCTGGCAAAAAATGGACCCCAAATCCATGGCGAGGAGGTCCAGGGAGGTATCCCGAAAAATACGGATACCTCCCCCGAAAAATCGGGAGAGGGTATCCCGAAAAATCCGGAGGAATATAAAGGTATTAAGAATACAAGTATATATCCCCCTATAATCCCCCAAAAGGGGATGCGTGTGAAAACACGAAAAAGCAAGTCAACACCGGCATGGATGCCGGATGCTTTTGAGGCCTTCTGGAACCTGTACCGGACCCGTGGCCGGGCCGAGGACCGGGTGGGCGCTGTCCAGGAGTGGGACAGGCTCAAGCCGGATGAGGCTCTCATCCAGACCATGACCCAGGCGTTGGAGACCCAGAGCAAGAGCGAGACCTGGCGGCGGGGTATCGGCATCCCTTACGCCTGCCGCTGGATCAAAAACGAGCGGTGGAAGGACACCGCACCGGAGCGGTCCGAATCGGACCAGGAGGCGGAGCCGCCCCGGCGGCGCTACGTGGGCAAGCGGATCATCGACGGCCAGGAGGTGGACGTGTATGAGTAATTTTGCCATCGTGGAGGCGGAGCAGGCGGTCCTTGGCTCCATGCTGATTGACAGCGGATGCGTCCGCCGGGTGGCGGCTATTCTGCGGGAATCGGATTTCTCCGTGGCCCTCAACCGGGAGCTGTACCGGGTGATCGTCACCATGGACCGGGACGGTCAGCCCATCGACGGCCTAACGGTCTGTGCGGAGGCGCTGCGGCAGAGCCTGGCGGAGGAGAAACCGCTGCGGAAGTATCTGGCCCAGCTAATGGAGATCACACCCACGGCATCCAATGTGGAGATGTACGCCGACATCGTGGCCCGGGCGGCCAGGCGGCGTGAGTTGAAAACGGCCCTTGAGGACGGACTGGCGGCTCTGGCGGACCAGACCCCAGAGGACGAGGTGCTTACTCAGCTGGACGCGGCTATGACGGCCAGCAGCCAGTGCCTGGAGAGTGAGCTGCTGGCTCCGAAGGAGCAGGTGGACGGATTTCTGGACTACCGGGCCAAGATCGACGAGGGCAATATCCCATACGTCCGAACAGGCATCAAGGCACTGGACAAGCTGCTGGGCGGCGGCATGGTGCAGGATGGATTGTACATCCTGGCGGGCCGCCCCGGTATGGGCAAGAGCGCCCTGGGCGTCAGCATTGCGGAGTATGTGGCCCAGACGGTGGGCAAGGTGGATTATTTCTCCCTGGAAATGTCCAGGGAGCAGATCATGGCAAGGCGGCTGTCCAGCCTGAGCAAGGTGGACAGCAAGCTGATCCTGATGGACACCCTGACGGCAGATGAGTACAAGCGGATGATCGAGGCCACTCGCAAGGTGGCAGCCACGCCGTTTTACTGCACCAACGGCCGCGCCAAAAGCGTCCAGCGGATCACGTCCATTGCTCGGGCGGGCCGGGACGTCAAGCTGGTGGTGGTTGACCATTTCGGCCTGATCCTCCGCCCCGGCAAGCGGCAGGATGCGGACGAGTCAAGAGAGATCGCCCACGCCCTCAAGCGGCTGGCCCAGTCCCTCAACCAGCCGGTGCTGTGTCTGGCACAGCTCAACCGGCAGAATGAGCAGAGGACGGACAAGCGGCCCACACTGGCGGACCTGCGGGCCACGGGCGCCATGGAGGAGGACGCTGACGGCGTGATCTTCGTTCACCGCCCGGACTATTACCAGGCGGACTACAAGCGGGAGCAAGGCGCACCTGAGCGGACGGAGGTTATTTTGGCAAAAAACCGCCACGGCAGCACCGGACGCCTGGACCTATCTTTTTGGCCGGAGACCAACACCTTTAACCCGGCCTATGTGGAGTGAAACATGGAAATCGGAGATATTTTGCATTTGGAACCGACGCTGGAGGCGACCAGCGGGCTGGGCACTGTAGGGCCGATTCGGTCGCGGGTGATCTACATCCACCCGGCGGGGCGGTACTACACGGTGGAGTTCTGCAATCCCATCACCGGAGAGCGGTGGCGGGAGGCCTTCTGGCCTGAGCTGGCGCCGCATTTTAAGGCCGCAGGCGCTGCGGTCTGAGGATCAAACCAAGGGGGAAAGGTGAAGTATGAGAGCGATCGCGATCATGAACAACAAGGGCGGCGTCGGCAAGACCGTCACCGCCATCAATCTGGCTGATATTTTAGCCAACGACTACAAGCAGCGGGTCGTGCTGGTGGACTGCGACGGACAAGCCAACCTGACCGGCTTTTTCCTGCCGGGGGAAGATATGGATGCCGTCACCACGGCGGACGTGCTGACCGGAGACTGTGAGCAGGTATGGAGCGACAACCTCATTCCTCTGGGAGAGCGCTTGCAGCTCCTGCCCAGCAGCTCCGGCCTGTACGATCTGGATCTCAGCGCCATCAAGGACGGCGTGGGCGCGCCGGAGCGGATGATCGGTTTCGTGTCCGCCGCCCGGGAGGACGACGACGTGGACTGGATGATCTTCGACTGCCCGCCGGGGTATACGCTGGCCAGCGTGGCGGCGCTTCTGTCTGTTGACGAGGTTTTGATCCCGGTCACGGCGGACAAGTTTTCCATCGACGGCGTACTGGCCGTGGCCCAGCAGGCCAGAAAGCTGACCAGCACCCGACCGGGGCTGCGTGTCCGGGCGCTGCTGACGCAGGTGCGCCGGTCCGACATTGTGACGGAGGCAGAAAATGTGCTGGAACGCATGCGGGTGGAGGTGTGCCGGGCCAAGATCCGGCGGACGGATAAGGTCCCGGAGAGCACGGTGACGCTGCTGCCACTGCGGCAGTACAGCCCCGGCAGTAGCGCCTGTCAGGACTATCGGGCGCTGGCCAGTGAACTGATGGAGGAGGTGCAGGGGTAATATGGCCGGGAAGAATTTTGATATTTCCAAATTTGCCGCCACGCTGAAACCGGTGTCCGAATCGGACCACACCGGCCCGGAGCAGATCGAGTACATCGACATCAGCCTGCTGGACGGAGACGAGCGGAATTTCTACCAGCTGACGGACATTGACGAGCTGGCGGACAACATCCAGATGTGCGGCTTGCAGCAGCCTATCCGGGTGCGGGCCGGTGAGGGCGGACGGTTCACCATCGTCAGCGGTCACCGGCGCCGGGCCGCCTTGGCTCAGCTTGTGGAAAAGGGACTGGATCAGTTCCGCCGGGTGCCCTGCATCCGGGAGACGGACGATGTCTCCCCGGCGCTTCAGGAGCTTCGTCTGATCTTCGCCAACAGCTCCACCCGCAAGCTCACCAGCGCGGAAATCGGCGAGCAGGCGGAGCGTGTGGAGGCGCTGCTGTATCAGCTCAAGGAGGACGGCTTTGAGTTCCCGGAGGGCCGGATGCGGGACGTGGTGGCAGCGGCCTGCAACACCCACGGCTCCAAGCTGGCCCGGATCAAGGTGATCCGGGAGCGGCTATTGAGCAACTTCCGCACGGAGTGGGAGCGTGGGTCCATTTCGGAGCAGGCCGCTTATGCGCTGGCTCAGTTTCCGGCGGATATGCAGGAGCGGATTTCCGGAGCATTTATTCGGCTGCCCAACGGCCCCAAGTTGGAGCGGCTGCTGAAACTCTACAAGGAGGACGGTTACCGCTGGGATCCCTGCCTGACCTGTCCGGACGGAAATGCGTGCAGGCGGGGAGACGTTTTCCTCCGGCATGATGCGGATGCCCTCGCTTATGAGACCTGCGGCGGTAAGACGTGCTGTCTGGATTGCCCCCATGCTACGGCTGAGTGTTACGTCTGCGACAATGCTTGCTCCAAGGCAAAGGCCAAGCGCAAAGAGAAACTGGACGCCAAGAAGGCGGACGCGGAGAAGGCTACTAAAAAACATCAGCGGAAACTTGAGCGGGAGATCCAGGCCAGAGCGGCCCGTCTGGCCAGAGCGGCGGACGCTGCCGAACTGCCGGACACTGCGACCGCCATCTGGTCCAGATACGGCGGTGGCTACACGGTGGGCAAACTGCGGAAGTTTGCCTCCGGGGATTTTCAGGGCGAACGCGTTTGGGTCAACGAGCTGGAGCCGGAGAATATCTACAACGTTGACAAGACGGCCAAGGCTCTGCACTGCTCCGCCGACTACATTGTGGGCCTGACGGAGGAGTTGACCCCTCCGACGCTGCCGGAGTGCCAGCTGATGATCTCCGGATGGATGCCCGGCAGCACCACCCCGGCGGAGCCGGGCGAGTTCGCGGTATATATCGATCTGGATGGAAAACTGGTCCCTCAATTTTTCCGCTGGACGGGGAGCCGTTGGGAGATGCGCACAGGCACCGTGCCCCAGATTCCCGTGGTTTGGTGGATGCGGCTGCCGCCTGTCCCGGCGGTAGAGAAAGGAGCAGAAAATGGTTAAAGTAACGGCAAAATTGCAAGGTGATAAGTGCCCGTGCAAGATTGATATGCGCGGGAATCCTGCACAGATCATCGTTGAGACTGCGTATATACTGCGAGGCATATATAAGGGCATTGACCTCAAGCAGGCCGCCTTTGCTCGACTCTTTGCAAGGAGCATCGAAAATATGGTGACTGACCCTAATTTTTGGGAGTCTGACGCCGTCAAAAATGCGGGGGTAGTGGACCTGGATGCAAAAAAGGCGGTGACAAATGAGCCGGTACACGGGGCGCGAGAAGCGCCGCAGCCGGGTCCTCCCGGTGCTGACTCTGGCGGCCGCCATGGCTGCCGTGATCCTGCTGGCGGTAGCGGCCAAGGGCGTGGCCCTATGACCGCGCCGCCGTGTCTGGCCTGCCCGGATCGCCGGATCGGATGCCACGATCCGGCGGTCTGCCCCAACTGGGCGGCCTATGATGAGATCCATAGGGCAGAGCTGGCGGCCAGGCCGTCCTACAGAGAGCGGGAGGACATGGTAGAGTATATCAAGGACAGGCGGCGACGCTATATGCCGGGCCGCTGGAAAAAAGGAGACAAATCATGCTGAATCATATCGTACTGATGGGCCGTCTGACCCGCGACCCGGAGCTCCGGCACACCGGAAACGGAACCGCCGTGGCGTCCTTCTCTCTGGCGGTTGACCGGGACTACAAGGGCCAGTCCGGCGAGAAGGAGACGGACTTCGTGGACATCGTGGCGTGGCGCTCCACGGCGGACTTCGTGAGCAAGTTTTTCACCAAGGGCCGCATGGCCGTGGTGGAGGGCCGCTTGCAGCTCCGGGACTGGAAGGACAAGGACGGAAACAACCGGCGCTCCGCCGAAGTGGTGGCGGAGCATGTGTATTTCGGAGACAGCAAGCGGTCCGAATCGGACACGCCGCCTGCGTCAGGGGACTTCCGGGAGATCCCGGAAGATGAGGAAGGAGAGCTGCCGTTTTGAGAGATCAAGAACTCGTAAATGCCTTAAGATGCGTTTCAACAGCAGGCGGGCCAATGGGCGACTGCAAGAAATGTCCGTTTTACAAAACGGAGCCGGTCCCGGAAGATCTGGCGGGAAAAGTCAATTTGACGGAGTGGCTCTCCTGCGATGTTGACGCGGTGGGGCTTGCCGCAGCCGACCGGATCGCCAACCAGAGCACCCACATCGCGGCGCTCCAGCAGGAGATTGAGAAGCTGCGGGGGCAGAACGAGCAACTGCGGGAAGCGGCTGCGCTGGTGACCAAGGAGAGCGCGGAGCTGCTTGAACGGCGGTGGATCCCGGTGACGGAGCGGCTGCCGGAGGATCGTAGCGATGTCCTTGTTGTCGCGTATTGGCACGAAAGATGGGGTGTCTATATGGGCTGGTGCGCTCCTGAAAGGGTGGCATGGTCTGTCCATATCGGCATTGGGGACAGATCCGATATCGCCGTCACGCACTGGATGCCGCTACCGGAACCGCTGGAGATGAAATGATGGATGCTGTAAAGTTTTTGAAAACGTTGCGCAGAATGTGCAACGGTGAGTGCCGCGAATGTGAGTATGAAAAAAGAAGTGGATTAGACCCTTGCACGGTCTGGCAATACGACCACCCGGAGGAGGCCGTTGCCATTGCGGAGCAGTGGGCTGCCGAGCACCCCATCAAAACCCGCCAGAGCGAGTTCTTGAAGCATTACCCTGACGCACAAATTGATTCTGGCTGTCTTAATGCCTGCCCAATGGATGTATTCGGCAATATGGGTATCAACTGCAACAAGCAAACTTGCTATGAGTGCAAAAAGAAGTTCTGGCTTACGGAGGTGGAAAATGCTGAAACCAAGTGATCTGACGAAAGCGGAACTGTTGCAAGTGGTAGAAATGCTGGCGGAAGCGGCTAACGAATATTATTTGGATCGTGCGCTGGGACGCATCGAAATGCAGCGGAACGATGCCCATTACGCAAGATGCCGAAAGCTGATTGACGAAGAACAAAAGCACTATGCAGCCTATTTTGACCTCCTGCGCCCATACGATGGCAAGCCCATTAAGGATATCCCGCAGGATGTTATGAATCGGGCACTGTCGGAGCTGGACAAGGCGAAAGCAGCTGGACAGGAGTGGAACAGGCGGAATGGAATCAAACTGAAAGAGAGGGTAAATGATGAAAAAGTGCACCGGTGAATACTGCCCCATGCAGATGGGCTATGACTTTGAAAACTGCGCCGCAATCGAAAAGTGCCCGTATCGCACGTGGCCCGTCACCGTCGCCGACCGGATCCGGGGCATGAACGACAACGAGCTGGCCGGGGTGCTGTACAATCTCCGGATTGATTTCATCACGAAAGACCTCTCTGGTGTTTCGACGATGCCAGCAAATTTTCGTGAAATTAAAAAATGGCTTGAAACCCCGTGGGAGGGCAAGCCGTGAGCGAGGCTCAGAATGGAGGCGATGAAGGATGAGTAAGGCTGTTATGCTGAGCATCCGCCCGAAGTGGTGTGAGAAAATCGTCATTGGCAGAAAAACTATGGAATTGCGTAAGTCCGTGCCGAAACTGGAGGTACCATTTAAGTGCTATATCTACTGCACAAGTGGTCATCCGTATATCTCCGTAAAGGGTGGAAATCTGGACAGGGATACCGTCCGGACCAATACGGTCGGCAGATGCAACGGCAAGGTTATCGGCGAGTTTGTGTGCGACTACATCCTACAACGATGTGAGATGGCAAATGCAGACATTGCCGAACAGCAATCCTGTGTTCGCCGCGAAGATATCTATTTCAAATATTCCGAAGAGGGAAAACACTATATTTACGGTTGGCATATCTCCAACCTGAAAATCTACGATGCACCGAAAAAGCTGGGGGAGTTTTGGCGAGACTGTCTGGAATACTCGGAGCTTAGCACAAACTGTTGGTCTTGCGAAAATGTTTGCGGAGATGGCGACGAAACGGACTGCAACACAGACGGGCGGCTATATCTTCACCGCCCGCCCCAGAGCTGGTGCTATGTGGAGGCGGTGGAGGATGAATAACCTAAAACCGTGCCCGTTTGATAATCGCAACTGCATGTGCCAGTTTTGCGAAAAGCAGTGCAACAACGGGCTGAACTGCTTTGACTGCAAGCACAGCGGGAAGGCGGAACACAGCATCTACCTTTGCACCGGGTTCGTGGGTAATTTGGACGCATACCTGAAAAATCAATACAGGAGGTAAGGCATGGGAACTGAAAAAATGAGTTATGAACCAATGGAAATTGATCGCGTACCGTATATGGGCTTGCCAGATTGCAAGGACTGCCCGGAAAAACGCTCAACGGTCATTGAGCATTGGTTGTATGGTAATTCTGACTGTGTGGCAGTTGATACGCATGTGGAATGCGAAAAACTGGATTTTTGCCTCAAACTCAAGCAGCGTTTGATGGAAAGCCTTCGGGATGGGATCATCTGCGGGGAGGGCGACAGTAAGCCGCTGGGCCTGAGCCGTGCGAAGCCTCCTGCCGATGACTGATCCGTTTGTGTGCGTCCGGCAGCGGGCGGGGCCGTTGGTCAAGGCTCTGGTGACGGACAACTACGGATATCTCCGTCGCTACGGGCCGGATGCGGTGCGGGGCCGGTGCGGGCCGGCCCTCAGCCGCACCACCGTTGACAAGTTGGAACTCCGGCTGGCGCTCTTTGGCTATGACGGTATTTTTTACACGCTGACTTTTGACGATGACCACCTTCCGCCGGATCTGGCCGGGGTAAATCGGATCTGGGACGCATTCGCGAAGCGTCTCAGGCGGTGGCAGCGCGGGCCGGTGGACTACTACGTTTACCGGGTGGAGGGCCTCCACGGCGACCACCGGCTCCACATCCACGTGTTTCTTCGGGATCAGGACTTCCCGCCGGCCGTGGTGCAGTACCTCTGGCGGACGTGGGGCAGCGCCTACGATGTGCGCTGGGACCGGGCGCGGGTGCTGTCAGAGGGCGGCTACCGTGGGCTGGCGATCTATTTCACCAAGGAGGTCCCGGAGGTGGGACGCCACCCGTGGGGCTGCTCCAGGGCGCTGAGTAAGTGCATCCCGCCTCCGGAGGTGACCACCTGCAAGAGCGGCATGGTGCGGCTGCCCAAGGGAGCCACGCCGCTGCCCATGCAGGGCCGGGACCGTCCTCAGCTGGGCGGGTGGGGGCTATACGGATACAGCCGGTATCTGCTTCCCGAAAAATAGCGCTTTTATTTTAATAACAAGGTTTAGTCTATACTACTATAGAAACATTATCCTCTTGAAACCTAGTGAATATTTACGGACAACGCCGAGAAAGTGAGGGAAAAGCCTTGATTACAATGCAAAAAGGTGATAAACTGAGCACAAAGGACGGATGGTTAACTTGCCCGATCTGCAAGCGCAACCACCGACTGCTGAGGATCACAGTCGCCACCAGGGCGAGAGGCCTTCCGGTTTACTGTCGGACGTGCCACAGCGAGGTGATCCTGGATATCGACGAAGGCCAGAGCGTTAAACGCCAGAGCCAATGACTCCCCGGAGGTGGCGTTATTGGGTCTGGCGTTTTTGTTTTACCCGGAGGTGATAGCCCGTGGCAACAAAGCCGCTGAGACCGTGTTTATATCCGGGCTGCTATCGGCTGGTGCCCGGCGGGTACTGCGCAGAGCACCAGCCGAAGCCCAAGGAGCGGAGCCAGGAGGCACAGGCCTGGCGCTGGATGTACGGGACGCAGGACTGGAAGACGCTGCGCAGTGAGCAGCTCCTTCGGGAGCCGTGGTGCCGTGAGTGTGCTCAGCACGGCATCCGGACGAGGGCCACGGACGTGGACCACATCCGGGACCACAAGGGCGACTGGGCTGTGTTCATCGACGCAAGCAATCTCCAGAGCTTATGCCACAGTTGCCACAGCCGCAAGACTGCGGCGGAAATGAGCAAAAACAGGCCGCTTCGGCGGAGCTGATTGCGGAGAAAACTGGCGGACGCTTGGGCGCGCGGAAGCTCAGGCCCGCGCCTGCGGGGTTCCTTGCACCCTCCCCCCGGGCAGTTGAAGTTTTCGCCGCTGCCGGAAATACCGCGGCCCCCCCTCCGTGCGGGATTTTTTCCCCACGGGAGAGTCGGCGGCTGTCCGGCGGCAGTCAAGGCGAGGGCCAGGGCGCTGCGAGAGCGCAGCGCGAAGGCGCAAAACGTTGCGGAAACGCAGCGGGAATTGAATCACATGGCATAGACCAAAAGCCTGAAAGGCAAGAGTCAGCACGCACCGGAGACCGGTGCGCGTCGGCTCTTGCTTTTTTTGTTTTCCGGTTCATGACCCGGCCCCTGTGCCGGTATTCATCCTTTCTTCCCTTCCCTTCCGGTCTCCGTGACCTACCACGGAGGCCGGGTCATGAGCCGGAGCTGCCGCCCTGCCTGCGCCGAAGGCCTGCGCTGGATGCGCGGGGTATTGACGTAGACGCGGTGGGGCGGCACGGTCCGAATCGGACACATTTCCCCGACGCACACGGCGGCGTTCGCGCCGCAGCGGGTTTGATCCTCCTGCGGCGGCCCTGGCTGCCATGCGAGGGTCGCCGTGTGCGCCGGGTATCACAACAGGAGGATCAGCATGGCAAGGAAAAAGACGCCCGGCGGGACTGCCGGAAAGGGCGGCGTCAACCCGGCGCCGACGAGAGACAATCAGACGGTGCGAATCGCAGCGGAGCAGCTCACCATGGTTCCAATTGACGATCTCATCCCCTACGCGAACAACGCCAAAAAGCACGGCGTTAAGCAGATCAACCAGATCCGGGCCAGCCTGCGGGAGTTTGGCTTCGTAACGCCGGTGCTCATCGATTTTGACAACAACATCATCGCAGGCCACGGCCGGGTGGAGGCCGCCAGGGCGGAGGGCATGAGCGAGGTGCCCTGCGTGCTGGTGACCAACCTGACAGAAGCTCAACGCAAGGCGTACATTCTGGCGGACAACCGGCTGAGCGAGACGGCAGCATGGGACACGGAGCTGCTGAAAATCGAGCTGGAGGGTCTGGAGGCTTTGAACTTTGACACCGGGATCGCCGGTTTTGACGCTGAGAGCCTGAAAGCCATCGAGGTGAACGCCTACACCCGGGCTGCTCCCGGAAAAGCTGCGGAGCCGGAAGGTAAGCACTTCTGGGGCGACGAGGAGGGCGAAAGCTCCGAGGAATACGAGGCGTTTACCGATAAGTTCAAGCGGAAGCTAACCACAGATGACTGCTATACCCCGGAGAACATCTACGCGGCAATCAGGGATTGGGCGGTGGAGCACTACGGACTGGGCGACGCTCAGATCCTGCGGCCCTTCTTCCCCGGTGGCGACTATGAGCACGCAGACTACCCGGATGGCTGTGTGGTGATCGATAACCCGCCGTTTTCGATCCTCTCCAAGATCTGCCGGTTTTACATGGAGCATGGTATCCGGTTCTTTCTGTTCGCCCCGGCGCTGACACTGTTTTCCATCGCGTCTGGCGCATGCAATTATTTGCCGATGTCCTGTCGCATCACCTACGAAAACGGTGCGGATGTGCGCACGAGCTTTGTGACAAATCTGGGCGGCTGGAAGATCGAAACGGTGCCGGAGCTGTGGCGCATGGTGGATGATCTGAACACCCAAAACGCTCGAGAGAATGCGGTTGAGCTGCCCGGCTATATATACCCCGAATGCGTGATGACTTCCATCCGGATCGCACCGACGGCAAGATACATGGCCTTGCAGGTGCCGCCGGAGGACGCCAGCTTCGCCCGCGCTCTGGATTCGCAAGCCGAACAGAAAAAAGGTGTTTACGGAGGTTGCTTCCTCCTGTCGGAAAAAGCAACGGCGGAAAAAGCAACGGCGGAGAAAGCAGCGGCGGAGAAGGCAGCGGCGGAGAAAGCAGCGGCGGAGAAAGCAGCGGCGGAGAAAGCAGCGGCGGAGAAAGCAGCGGCGCATATATGGGAACTATCTGACCGGGAAAAGGCGCTTGTAAAAAGCCTTGGGAAGCACGGCGGTGCCGTATGACCGTGCAGGAGGCTGAGCGGATTATCGCACGGACCAACAGCCCGTATCTGAAACGGGATATGCAGCGGTTTATCAGAAACCAGCGGAGAAAGGAGGGCCGGAATGGCCGGGAAAAGACAACCGACAGACGTGGTGATCGCCAACGGGCGAAAGCACCTGAGCAAAACCGAGGAGGCAGAGCGAAGGGCCGGTGAGGTAAAGGTCTCCCCCGCCAAGACGGCCAAGCCGCCCAAGTGGCTGCCGGAGACGCTGAAAAAGGATTTCCGGGCTATCGGCAAGCGGCTGATCGCCGCCGGGCTCTACACGGAGCTGGACGCCGACACCCTGGGCCGCTATCTGGTAGCTCAGCACCAGTGGCTCATTGCCACCGGCGAAGCAGAGAAGGCGCTGGCCCAGCGAGACCCGGAGGGTGCAGACGGCTGGGGCAAGATCCAGGAGCGATATTTTAAACAGGCCCGGAACTGCGCCAACGATATGGGACTGACCGTCACCAGCCGCTGCCGCCTGGTGGTGCCGGATACCGGCAAGCAGGCGACGGAGGACAGCAACCCCATGCTGGAGCTGATCCGGGGAGGCATGGATCGGTATGCCTGAGATGCTGACGCTATACCCCGGTATCGAGGTACCGACGCCGGATGACGGCGCGGAGCTGCGCTACAACCAGACCGAGGTGGACCGTGTGGAGAAATTCTTCTCCATGCTGGTGTTCGGCCAGAACCAGTGGGCCGGTCAGCCCTTCCACCTTCTGGAGTGGGAGCAGCGGGCCATCCGGGAGTTCTTCGGCATCCAGATCCGCAACGATCGCGGCCAGTGGGTGCGATACCGCCGGTTTCTGTATGACGAGATCGCCAAGAAAAACGGCAAGAGCGAGTTCGCAGCCGGGCTGGGGCTGAATCTGCTGGTGAATGACGGCGAGAGCCGCCCGCAGGTGGGCATCTTCGCCGCCGATAAGACCAACGCCGATATCATCTACCAGTGCGCCAAGTACATGGTGGAACACACGGCACTGGGCCAACCGGCACACCGGCCGCTGGCATGGTGCCGGGACAGCGTCCGAGAGATCCGCACCCGCTTCGGCGGCATGATGAAGGTCTACAGCAGCGACGCCGACACCAAGCACGGTTTCAGCTTTTCGGCCATCATCATCGACGAACTGCACGCCCAGCCAAACCGGCGGCTGTGGGACGTCCTGACGGTTGGTTCCAACGCGGCCCGGCTCCAGCAGGCGGTGATTGTGCTGACCACGGCCGGAGATGATCCGGATCGTAAGTCCATCGGCTGGGAGATCCATGAGAAGTGCCGCAGGCTGCTGGCATGGCGGCGGGGTGAGCCGGAGCGTCCCATGGATGAGGACGATCCGCAGTGGCTCCCGATCATGTACGGCATTTCCACCCTGACGCAGGACGATCCGGACAGGATCGCGGAGCTGGACATCTATGACGAGGCGCTGTGGAAAACCTGCAACCCCAGCTATGGCGTGACAATCCAGCCCCGACAGTTCCGGGATGACGCCCGGGCGGCTAAGGCCAGCGAGGCAGCGGAGCGAAATTTTCGGTGGCTGCGGCTGAACCAGTGGATCAGCACCAAGGACGTGGGCTGGTTGCCCCTGACACTTTACGATAAGACCCAGATCGGCCCCCCCCCCCCCGCGCGGGGGGGGGGGGGGGGGGGGGGGCGTTTTGCTAAATATTTAACTTTGACGGAGGAATACAATGGATCTATCGGCTTTCGATTTGAAGGGCAGGGTCGCCCTCATCACCGGCGGTGCGCACGGCATCGGCTTTTCCATCGCAGAGGGTATGGCCAAGTGCGGTGCCACCATCTGCTTCAACTGCTCTTCCGAGGCCAGCCTTGAGAAGGGCATGGCTGCTTATAAAGCCGCCGGCATTGACGCTCACGGCTATGCCGCAGACGTCTCCGACGAGGACGCCGTCAACGCGATGGTGGCGAAGATCAAGGCCGAGGTCGGCCCGGTGGACATCCTGGTCAACAACGCCGGCCTGATGAAGCGGGTGCCGATGGTCGAGATGAGCCACGCCGACTTCATGCGGGTCATCGACGTCCATGTGGGCGGCGCGTTCAACTGCTCCAAGGCTGTCCTGCCCGATATGATGGAAAAGCAGGAGGGCAAGATCATCAACATCTGCTCCATGATGAGCGAGCTGGGCCGCGAGACCGTTTCTGCCTACGCCGCCGCAAAGGGCGCCCTCCAGATGCTGACCACGAAA